TCAGTAAGTAGCATAAGTAATCCGGGCGGTACGTTAGATATAGGAAACCTACCCTTTAATTTAGCTAGTGCTGGTGAAACATCACACGCTGGTGCTGTAGCTGTGAATATTTATAATGCAGCCTCTAATTTTGGAGGACAAGTGGTCGCAGAAATGAGACTACAGGGCACAATACTCATCAGGGGAAACGGTGGAACTACTTCATCAGTCCATAATGCTGCTGCAAACATAGACAGCGGTTCTTTAATAGGCTTTACAGCAACATATCCAACGACTTAATTTCAAACTTATGCTTACTGGATGGTAAGCACAGACACAAAAGGAGAAACACATGGCACTAACTAAAACAGAGATCGTGGACAAGGTAGAGGTTGTGGACACCGGGTCTTGGTCTATGGTGCAAGTGCGCACTGCCACCGTTATCAAGGAAGATGACACAGAGCTGTCACGATCTTTCCATAGGCACGTAGTCAGCCCAGTAGATGATTGGAGCAGTGAAAGCGACAAAGTAAAAGCAATTTGTGACGCAGTTCACAA